TGTGTCTAATTCAGGTTGTACCCAAATACTGGTAGTGTCATAGCCTGATTCAGGAACATCATTTTCTGCTTGTTCAATGACTTTTTCGTTAATATTTTGATATTTGTCAAATGTACTAAGCAGTTCACCTAGTGTACTGTTAGTGTTTTCGCCTGCTTTAATATTATCAAGTATATCTTTGTATTCTTGTGAGTCAACCAATGGTTGTACTTTAATACGCCATAAGTGCCCATACCAAGTTGGAGCAAATCCTTCTGCGGCTCTGGTAGCATCTTGAACTACATAGTAACGTTTAAGTGCGGCTGGTACAATATCATCAGGATCTAACGGATAAAAGTCTTTAAGATGTGGTAACTCAATAACATCACCTACCATAACTTTACGACCCAATGTTTCTACCATGTCATTCATGTGTAAAACAATAAACAGAGTATCACTGGTTAAGAATAAACCAAACTGTGTTAGATCAAAATCGTTGTCATTGATACGATATATACCACGCATTTGATAAACACTGTCATCATACTTGCGATCTCTATTTTCCAAGAACAATAAGTCTTGAATGTTCTTTTCACTTTGGTTTAGATACTTAGGTTGTGTAGCATCTGTTGATGTGCCTTGATCAATAGGACCAAGATATTTGTGAACATTAATGTCTGTACCGCCAATGGTAAACATTTCTGACATTCTACGGTCAAAAAATTTGTAGTCATTTCCGTGATTTGGGCGCCAAAGGCTTAATCGTGGCATTAGTGTTATCCGTTATATTATCATAGTATTTATCGTTATTGACACTCTAGGTAATTGAATGTTATAATTAGTATTATGCAAATAGAAACTAGTTTAGACTGGCAAACAGTATATCCCAAACTTATTAAGTTAGCAGAAGGTACTGGAGAACATCAGAAAGATATGAAAAAGATTGTGAAAAATCTTGAAACAATGGTAACTGAACTAAGTATTGAAGAAGTAGAATGCAGACGTAAACAACAACAGACAAAGAAACATAAAGAAATAGTAACTAGAATCAACGAAGAAATAGTTAATTATGAACAAATGATTACATTTGGTACATTATTAAATGGTTGACAGTATTGTATACGTCAACTATAATATGTTAAATGACTATTGAATTATTAGGAAATAAAATGGCAATTAAAGTATCCAAGAAAAAAGGCGGAGTAAAAATCGTCACAGACAGAACTGGTAAACAGTACGAACCTAAATGGGAAGAAGCAGACTCTTGGTCTGGCGAGTATTTTAATGCCTATAAGCATTCTGCGTTAAATTATTATAGAATGGAATCTAAGAGTGCTGACAGTAAAAAATGGGTTATTGCCTGGGTAAATCACAGTGATCAATGGAAAGAGCATAGTAAACTAATTAGTAAAAATTCTGATAGTCAATTTTCATTAACATTAGGTGCTATTTGTAGAATGCTAAGTTTAGGCATGCCAGCAGAACACAAAGCACATAAAGAGTATTGGGAAAGTTTACCGGGCACATCAGGAAACTTAACTAATCCCTTAGACTTTATTAATAGAAAATTAGAAGAATTGCTAGTTTCCTCTGACAATGTGTTTGAAGCAATAAAAGAAACTAAAAAAGAAAAAGCACAAACTCCTACAATTCAAGATCGCATGAATGAAATTGCCAACAAACATATTTTACATTTTGAATTGTTTGAAGATCGTTTAATAGATGGCGAAACAGTAAACGACCCTAAAGCATTTGATTATCTTAAAACAGAGAATTGTCCTCAAGTACTAATTAAAAAAATTAGAGCATTCTTTGAACCGCATAGGCAAGAACTAATGGAAGCCAAAGCAGGACAAGATGAGCAACTAAAAGAAGCATATAGCCACTACAAAGCGGCGGATTATAAACGATTTGAAGCGTTTTATAGCAAATTATTTGCTGATTTAGACAGTTACGAACAAGTCAAGAAAGCAACTAAAAAGGCAAGAGTACGTAAAGCACCAACAAAAGAAAAACAAGTTGCTAAAATGAAATATCTTAAAGAAGACACAAAAATGAAACTGGTAAGTGTGCATCCTGTAGACATCTTAGGTGCTCAACAGGTATGGGTATACAATACTAAAAATCGTAAACTGGGACGATATGTGGCTGATGCACATTCTAGCTTTTTAGGAGTTAAAGGTACATCAATAATTGACTTTGACGAAACATTGAGTATACAAAAAACTCTACGTAAACCTGAACAACAGATCAAAGACTTTTTAGGGTCAAACAAAATACAACTACGTAAGTTTATTGAAAATATTAAAACCACAGATACTAAACTTACTGGACGTATTAACACTGACACTATATTATTAAAAGTTTTATAGTTCAATTAGCATAAATACTAGAAACAAAGGTATTTAACTAATGGCTACAATTAAACCAAATCTATCAGCAACACTATCTGTAACAACAGACAGCCTATATGACCAACCTACGGGTACTGGCCCAGGTCCTATAGCATTTGATGATAGTGGACTACCTACAGAAATTACTAAGAAAAACGAAATTATTGAATATATTCGTTTAAGACTAGGTGATCAAATTGTTGATGTTGAAGCAGACAAAGAACACTTTGACATGGGTATCAAACAAGCATTTCAGCGTTATAGACAACGCAGTTCAAATGCTGTTGAAGAAAGTTATGCCTTTTTAGACATTTATCCAGAAACTCAAGAATACATACTTCCTACAGAAATCATTGATATTAGAAAAGTATTTAGACGTGGCATTGGTTCAGTAACAGGTACAACTGCTAGTCAGTTTGAACCATTTGCTTCAGGCTACTTAAACACCTATATGCTAGTAGCAGGACGTGTTGGCGGACTTGTAAACTACGAATTGTTTACAGGTTATCAAGAACTTGCTATGCGTATGTTTGGTGGACACATGAATTTTACATGGAACAAGGTTAGTAAAAAACTAACACTGGTTCGTAAGCAACCATGGCAAGGTGAAAACTCAAGCGAAACAGAATCTGTATTGCTATGGACATATAATTATAAACCAAACGTAATGTTATTAAATGACCCTCAGGTATATCCATGGATACAAGACTATGCCTATGCTTTAGTCATGATATCAATTGGTCAAGCACGTGAAAAATTTGCTAGTATTGCTGGTCCACAAGGCGGCACAGCACTCAATGGTACAGCACTAAAAACAGAAGGCTTTACTCTATTAGATAAATTAGATCAAGAAATTTCAACATATATGGATGGTGGTGCACCTTTAACCTGGACTATTGGTTAATCAACTGTTGACTTTCTCGCTGTTTTTCTAATATAATATAATTTGTTCAACGGGAGTTTCAATGTCAAAAATTATAGGTATCTGCGGTTTCATGGGCAGTGGTAAAGACACCATTGCTGATTATCTAGTTAACGTTCACGGATTTAAAAGAGAAAGTTTTGCCAACAGTCTTAAAGATGCTGTTGCGACCACATTCAATTGGGATCGTGAAATGTTAGAAGGACGATCAAAGCAGAGCCGTTTGTGGCGAGAACAAGTAGATGCGTGGTGGGCTAAACGCTTAGGTATGCCTAATCTTACTCCTAGGTGGGTTCTACAATACTTTGGTACAGAAGTAGTTCGTAACGGATTCCATGATGACATGTGGATTGCTAGTTTAGAAAACAGACTAGCACAATCAATAGACGATATAGTAATTACAGACTGTCGTTTCCCTAATGAACTAAAAGCAATACGTGCCGCTGGCGGACAATGCGTTAGAGTTAAACGTGGTCCAGAACCAGAGTGGTATGATGCGGCTGAACAGTACAACAAAGGTCCTAATCAAAACTTTACGTGGGCTCTAAGTAGAGGTAGATTAGAAGATAAAGATATACACCCTAGTGAATATTCATGGGTAGGACAAAAGTTTGACGCTGTATTTGAAAATGATGATACATTAGATAGTTTATACAATAAAGTAGAAACATTCTTTGGCTTTACTAATCAGGAACAAGATCTCCTTGTATCCAACCAAGATTCTGTTTTGAAACCTCAATTTGACAATTAGTACATATAGTTTTTAAATTACTGATACTGTTGTTTTTAAGATTTCCATCTACATAATAAACAGATAACTGTTCCTTATATCTAGCCTTAAATCCACACTTTTCACATACTTCTTTTTTTCTGTATCCAACCCTGAGCCAAGCAGGTTTAAAAGGGCGTTTGTGTTGCCCTTTCCTTATACAACTATCACAATAACTGCGGTATCTACGCTGGCCTTTTACGATATAATTCACCGCGGCAGGCCTGTGTTTACACGCTTTACATAAGGGTCTATTCTGCATTTAAAGTATTTATAATATAATACCTTTCAAAGGGCAGTTAACTAGTGCAATTTTAGACATAATTTATAAATAGTTATAACGCATTAAAATTAAGATGATACACAAAAGGAATAAAGACCATGGCTTTAACATCACCAGGAGTAGAAGTAACCGTAATTGACGAGAGTCAATATACGCCTACCGCAGTTGGTACAGTTGCGTATATCCTACTTGCTACTGCACAAGACAAAACAAACCCAAGCGGTAGTACTGCTAGTGGTACTACAATGACTAATGCTGAAAAATTAGTTACACTTTCAAGTCAACGTGAATTAACAAGTTTATTTGGTACACCAACATTCCAAACTAACGCATCAGGTAATCCAATACATGGTGACGAAAGAAACGAATATGGGTTACACGCGGCTTACAGTGCATTAGGTGTTGCTAACAGAGTTATTGTACAACGTGCTAATATTGACCTAGCACAGTTAGCAGGATCAAGCATTAGACCAACAGGCGAAGCAACAGATGGCGCACACTGGTTAGACTTATCTAGTACTAACTGGGGTGTATATGAGTGGGAAGAGGAAGAAGGCTTCGTACTTAAGACACCAACTATTATTAACAATTCAGACAATGTTTCAGCAGGTGCACCAAAAACATCAGTAGGTTCAGTTGGTAACTATGCAGTTGTAACAACAAGTACAAGTAATCCTATCTACTACAAAAAATATGACAATACATGGGTATTAGTAGGTAGTGAAGATTGGCAATCATCACAAGTAGCACTTAGAGGCACTGCTTCTAATCCTGCAACACTTGCTATTGGACAAGTGATGCGTATTAACACAACAAACGTTGCAATGACAGGTACTACAGTAACACAAGCGGCCGCAGATGTTAATGCCGCAAGTATTCAAGGTGTTACAGCAACAGCAAGTGCCGCTGGTCAGTTAGAAATTAGAATTGATGCTACATCAGCAATTTCTGGTAACACAGCAGTACCAACAGGTACAGCAATTATTCAAACACCACTAAGTGGAACAGACTGTGCTGAGATTTTAGGCTTATTAGCATCAGGTGAAGTAAGCAAAACAATCAACGCACCAGCAGTACACTATGGTGGCTATACTAATCCGCCTGCTTGGAAGTCAACAGACACAACACCAAGACCAGATGGCAGTGTATGGTTAAAAACAACTACAAAAGGCAATGGTGCTAATCACGGTATTAAAAAATACAGTTCAGCAACAGGTACATGGAACTTATTAACTGCTCCATTGTATGCTAGTGACTCAGCCGCAATTGGTGCATTAGATCCAACAGGTGGCGGTACACAAATTGCACAAGGTACTGTGTATGTTAAGTATGACGTTACACAAGACGGTGATGACTTACCACAATTAACATTTAAACCATATGTTAAAAACGTTGTAGGCGCATTAAAAATTACAGGTACTGTACCTAGTTCACCATTAACATTTGTAACAAA